TCTGCGGGTCATTCAGGACAGTAAGCATAGAATTCTATTTTTCCGTATAAGCGTTTAAGTGCTGCGATTCGGTCTATTTTAACAGACCCATAGGCTTGGCTATTGCCTGCTGCGTGAAGTACGTATTCGTCGTTCAGCGCGATACCGCAATGATGCGGCACATCGCCACGGTAAGCGGTAAATACCAAGCCACCTACAGCAGCTTGCGACTTTTTCCACAATGGCGACGACTCGAACGCGCCTTCTTTGATGTCACGAATCGGCATTTCTCCAATATCCACATTAAGAACATGTTGGTAGTAGAGCATCACTAGGCCGTAGCAATCCATTGACTCGAACGAATGCGCGAACCTAACCCACGGCACACCAATGACTTTATTAATGAATTCGTCTTGCGTCATGTCATTTCAAGCCCCGAGAAATCTTCGATTGTGAAGATGGCAGAGACATCAAGCCGCATCGGGTTGTCATCAGTAGCTTTTACCGTCACAGAGTCGCCATTGAATGAAATGCCGCCTTTGTCCGATACGTAGAGATCAATCGAGAAAGCAACGTCACTGAGCGTAGTTCCTATCCAATGCGTGTATGTTGCTTTTATCGGCTCGAAGCTGCCAGCCAATGATATTTTATTCATTGCTTGCTTGAGCTCACGCCCAACGACGATGCGCGGAAACGATACGGAGAAAGAGCTAACAGGGTCTTTTCCTATTTCCGGCGGGTTGATCTTCATCGCGCAAGCTTTGAATAAATTGCCGCCAAGCGTTACGTCTGAAAACTTAGCGTCAACCAGGCGATAATACCCAAACGCAGAATGATAAAACGTCACCGTGAAGAATTCAGGATTGACGCTCTTTGTTGACCAAAACTCTCGCTTATCCATTTTTAGGCCACTCTTGATTTACGGCAATGTCTAAATAAGGCGCGAATTCCTGATAGTTTGGCAACTCAACAATGATGTCGGATATGTCGATAAACTCCTGCGGAATCTTCAAAGATCGAGCAAGAATGGTCGCTGTGTACGTGAATACAATGCTAGATTCCTGCTTGGTGTCCAAGAATTTATCAGACAAGAATCGGCAAACGTGATCCACCATCCCGAACTCGGTTTGAATCGGCAGGATAAATTCGTTAATGCCGCCGTCTAAGTATTTTTCAAGGCGCACCCACAGATGAAAACGTTGCGCATCGCCTTGATTAAATCTAAACGTCACGTCCCATAAAACCGGAACGTCAGTACCGATCTTTTGCGCGTATGCTGGCCCGCGTCGAGGGTTTGACTCGGTAAAGCTAGCGGGCTGGCTGCGCGACTTACTCGCAGATAGGAACGTCGGTAGTCCGGTAGGGTATGCTATTGCTGTCATTATAGTTTGCTCTGTGTGTTTGAACCTGCTTTCAATCCGTCCCACGGCGCACCAGTATTTGAACTGAAACTAGCGCCAACCGCTTCAAGTGATTTCTTCACAGCAATTTCAATGATTTTACCATCTGACGATGTGCTTGTCTGAATGTCTGCGCCTGCGAAGTTGTTGATGTTAATCTGAATTCCACCGCCACCGCCAAGCTCGCCGGATGGTGTTACGCTGCCGTTTGCAGTTGCCATCATGTACTGATTACCGTTGCTCGCGGTAAACATCTCAGGCATTCCGCCTTCATTAACTTGATACATCGATCCAGCACTTACTGCGCCACCGTATCGACGTGCACCAGCTATGGGAGCAGCAGCAATAGACGGAGCGCCAAGAGCACCAGCAGCGGCGCCAGCAGCAGCGGCGGCAGCAGGAGCAAGAGTCGGACCAACCATCGGAATTGCAGCAGTAGCAGCGAAAGCGTTCATCGCCGCCATGCTTGACATCATCGCAACCTGACCAGAAGCAGAAGCGGTCATTGCGGCGGCGCCAGCAGTCTGACGTGCCTTGTCTGCGGTTTGCTGGATAATCATATTCTTAACGTACTGCAAGCCCATTTGCGTTAATGCGCCGACGGCCTCGTTAAGAATAGACGACGCCAGATTTTTCATCGCATCGCTTGCAGTCATCGTGCCAGTTAATAGGCCACTGATTGCGCTAGTTGATGCGCTTGCGAATGCGTCAAGAGCGTCAAGCGTAAATTGATTGACTTCGCTCTGCTTCGCCCATGATTCGAGCATTAGCGCGTCTTTTGCCGTCGTGTATTCTTGATCGATTGCAAGTTTTGCGGCATTGGCTTCTGTGGCAACATCTACGCCGATTTGCGCCATTTCCGTTTCGTACTGCAACACAAGCGCCATCTTGCTATCGTATTCATCTTTAAGCGAAGTTAACGGATCGAACCCACGAACCTTGGCTTTAAGATCGGCTCGATCTTGCTCTGCTTTAAGCTGATTCAGCGCCTCCTCATTGGCTAGATCTGCTTGTTCTTCTCGATATTTTTTATCTTTTTCGATGTCTTCGGCGACTTGTCTTTCTTTCCACTTTTGCCAATCCTCTGCTGCTCGCTTGGCGTCTCTAAGTTCGGCATCTAGCGCCCTTTTTCTTGCTTTATCTTCTGCTGCGCTAGGCGAAATAACGCCGCCGCCTTTGCCGTATTTAGCAAGCCTATCGCCCGATGAATCTGCTGTGCTTGTGCCTTTTTTAATTCGCTCTGATGCCTCAAGCATCTTGTCGCCCCATCTTTTCTTTGCTGCTAGCGTTTTTGAATCAGCCGCATCAACTTCTGCGCGTCTAGCTGCTGCGTCTGACTTCATCATGTCGCCAATTGCAGACGCTCCAGCCAAATCACCTTTTGCCAATGCTACTGCTTGCGCTGCAATACCTCCGATCTCCGTGCCAATGCCTTTAAATACATAGGCAACGTTTCGGCCAAGCACGCTTACCGTGTCCCAAACAATCTGCACAGCATCGGCAAAGCCAGCCAAAGACTCGATTGTTTGCGCCGACCAAATCGCAATATTGTTATTGCGCCGAAGTGTTTCAGACTCTTTGTCTAGCCCGATAACCGATTGCTTTGTGTCGTTTTCAATCGTATCTTGCAAGTTTCCAAGAACGTTAATTGCTACCCGCGTCATATCGGATATGGCTTCACCAATACCTGACTGAGAGATTGTCAAAAACAACATTCCCCACGTATCAGCAAGATTTGATACTGCACCGTCAAGCGTTGCTGCTCGATTAGCCATTGCATCGCCAAACTTTTGCTCACCAAGACCGATCAAATAGTTTTCGATCTCTTTGGCGTTGTTGCCCACTGATGTTTTAACATTCTGGAATGTAAAGGCGACTTTATCTCCCTCTACTTTTGACTTAATGCCGAACTCTTTCAGGCGCTCGAACTCACCAGTAGCAGCATCAGCAACAGCCTCAACAAGCTGCGATAAGTCCTTACCCATTGCAGCCGCAGTATTGCCGTAGCTTGTTAATGCTCGCTCTGATGGCGTAAGCCCAAGGTTTACAAGCTGATTAAATGCTCTGGTTACTTGCTGCAAGTCATAGGGCGTAGTTGCTGCAAAGTTTTTCAGAATCTCAAAAGCCTTTGATGCTTCTTCTGTTGATCCTGTCGCAGTAATTAGCCCGGCATTCAGCACGTCAAACTGACGCTGCACCTCGACAAGCTTGCTAATAAATGCGGTCATCGAAGCAACAGAGAAGGCTGCAGTCACAGCGCCAGCAATCGGAGATAGTTTGCCGCCGAACGATTCAACGCTGCTGCCAGCTTCATCGAGCGCGCCTTTTATCTCGCGCTTTGCTTTCGTTAGCTTTGACGTATCAATCGAAAGGTCATAGTGAATTCCGCCAACTGATTCGCTCATAATCCAGCCCCCGCAATTTTAGCCTTCAAGTCGTTCTTGGCTTTCGTATATTCTGATTCGGTCATATCGGCCTTTTTCTTGCTAGGGTACTTCATGTCAAATTGGCGCTGAAATTGCGTCATTGTGAGATTCCACGCATCAGTTGCGCTTAGTTTTAAGTGAACCATTGCCGCGTCCACGAATTCGCTTGCGTCGAATGTGGCGCTATACTGGCCTTCTGCACTATTCGCACTTGGCTTGGCTCGCCCTGCGATTCCGTCTTGCATCAGCGCTTTGGCGAATACAATCAAGTCGTCATCAGGAATAGCGCCATCTACGCGCTTCAAATCACTATCAAGCCAGCCAATAAGCTTGCTAGCGCCGTCCGAATTATCGCCGCAACACGTCATAACTAGCATGGCAACACGCAGCGCCACGCGGCTGTGAAGCTCTGCGAATACATGGACAATCTCGGAAGGACTGCCAATCTTTGCGATGTTTGCGAATGTAGGCGCGAACGTGTACTCGTCACCGTTCGAATCAATAACACCGATATGCCCAATCTCAGTAAGTGCCATAATTTACCCCTTGTTTTGCATATTATACATCA